GGTGTGCGTAGATCAGCTCTAATCAGCCTCTCTAACCTGTCTGATCCACGTATGGCGAAGGCTAAGTCAGGTGACTGGTGGAGGCATGAAGGCCACCGTAGGCTTGCTAACAACAGCGTAGCGTACACTGAGAAGCCAGACTTTGAATCCTTCTTAGGCGAGATGCAGAACATGTACGAGAGTAAGGCGGGTGAGCGTGGAATCTTTAGCCGTATAGCAGCTCAGAAGATTGCAGCACGTAACGGTAGACGTGACCCTGACCAGGACTTTGGCACTAACCCGTGCTCAGAGATCATCCTGCGTAGTAACCAGTTCTGTAACCTGTCAGAGATTGTAGTGCGTCCTGATGACACACTGGCTAGTCTCAAGAGTAAGGCAGAGATGGCTGCTATCATTGGTACACTACAGGCTACCTTGACAGACTTCAGATACCTGCGTAACTGCTGGAAGAAGAACACTGAAGAGGAAGCACTACTGGGTGTCAGCATGACAGGCATCATGGATCACTACCTGCTGAGTAAGGGAGAGTCTAAGGACTTAGGCAAGTGGCTGGAGGAAGTACGAGATGTTGCTGTGGATACAAATAAGAAGTGGGCTGAGAAACTTGGCATTAACCAGTCTGCGGCTATTACGTGCGTTAAGCCTAGCGGCACTGTATCTCAACTTGTTGATAGTGCTAGTGGTATCCATCCTCGCTTCTCTAAGCATTACATTCGCAGAGTACGTAGCGACAACAAAGACCCGCTTGCAGTCTTCATGGGACAGTCAGGATTCCCCGTAGAGCAGGATGTTATGTCACCCTCGTCAGCAGTCTTTAGCTTCCCTGTGAAGGCTCCAGAGTCCTCTGTGACAGTTAAGCAGGTGGGTGCTATGCAGCAGCTAGAACTTTGGAAAGCATATCAGAACCACTGGTGCGAACATAAACCAAGCATCACTGTTTATTACACTGATAACGAGTTCCTGCAAGTAGCACAGTGGATATGGGAGAACTTTGACTTGTGTAGTGGGATTAGTTTGTTGCCATATAGTGACCATGTATATCAACAAGCTCCTTATGAGGACATCGACGCTGAGAAGTATGATGAGTTAGTAGCAGCAATGCCAGTGGGTGTGGATTGGAATGACCTAGAGAAGTACGAGGAAGAGGATAACACGACAGGAAGTCAGGAGTTAGCATGTGTAGGTGGGGCATGTGAGATAGTGTAAACTCTGTAGGTACTAAAAAGCCCTGTGTAGATGACTGCACAGGGCTTTTTTGTTACTGTGTTGTTTCTACTGTCTCGTCCCTACCTTTTTCAGCCAGTGCTTTAAAAAGAACACGTCCTGTCTGAAACCTATCACTGTTAAGCATCTTTAACTGATTGTCTGTTATATTAGGACTAAGAAGTATTTTCATTAGCTCATCGTTTCTTAAACTTTCTTTGACAATGCTCTCAGCAACATCTTGTGAAAGCGAATTAACAGCCCTAGTAGCAGCGTTAGAAGCTGTGTTTGCTAAAACAATAGACTGAGAACCAGCAAAGAAATTAACAGCCTTTAAAGCTACTATCTTAGCTGCCAACACATTCATTGTGTTCGTTCTTCCTGTTTCAATCGGGCCAGCCCCTCTTTTTGCCTGTATAGAGTTAGCGACCATTACAGAGTGGTTATACAATCTCTTCAAACCTTGCATTTCTTTCTCAGTATTGAACACCTTGACCAAAGGGCCTAACTCTTTAAGAGCATCGTTAAAGGAAACAGGCTTAATTACTTTCTGTGTTCCTGAACCAGCTACTTGATTATCTACTTCTTTTAAAGACTTAGCAGCCAATTGACTTCCTATGTAATCTTTAAACTCTTGTAGTGCTACTTTATCTTTGCCTAATAGCTTTCTAAACTTAACTGCACTCTTTACTGGATTGGCTTGGTTAAGGATATGCGTAACCATAGCCGCAGGGCTTTTACCAGCAATAGCAGAAAACTGATTAAGTCTTGCTGCCGCTGCCGCTGCCTCAGCATCTTTAACAACTGCTCCTTGACTCTTTGCTTTTTGTTTAGCTGCTGCTACTATTTCCCCTATCTCTGGGAAACGAGCAAACCAGTCTTTATGCACTGCTTGAAACTTTTCAAAGCTGGCTATATCGGTAGAATCTATTCTACTAAACCTATCTAGTAGATATTGTTCAGCATTTTTTAACGCCTTTGAAACTGCTGCTGAACTATCGCTAGAAACAATGCCTGTCAGCTCTTCTAATTCTCTAGCAGCTACAGCCATGTCAGACTTCGATACAGTATCACCTTTTAACAAAGTTTCTAATCTTTTCTCTGGTTGCGCTCTTTTAACTTGAGGTATTGCAGAACCTTTCCTTGTAGTTATGGAGTGTAGTTTTTTTGTAAATTCTAAAGCAGCTAGATAACCCTTTTGCAATTCTGGAGATACGTCTGTTACTCCATCAGTCAAGCCCCTTAACAAAGCAACTTGAACATCTTGCAAAACCTTTTCGTCAAACTGATCAGCGGTTCTGTCTGTTTTTTTATTGTTTCGGCTAATAGTGGTTAGGTTGCTTCTCTCGTCTTTTAATATTGAAGGAGCTTCTTGATCTAACATTTTAACTTTAGGCTGTTTTGCTACTTTAGGATCAAACGTAACTTTCCAACCATTATTAGTGTTAACTACAGCACCGCCCGTTAATCTCTCTAATATTTTTACAGGCACGTTGGCTGTTTTAGGTATTTTATTAACTATGTCAATGATTTCTTTGCGAACATCCTGCGTAGATATCGTTACGTGATTATTCACAATTGCCCATTTGTTTGCTTCTTGTGCAGCAAAATCGTCAAACATAGCGTCAATAGTTTTTGAGAACTCTTTAGAGAGCTGGACTGGGTCACCTTCGTGGATACGTAGAGTAGTTGCTAATTCTTCCTGAGCTAAAGTAACTCTATCATCTACTTGTTTAAGAATGTCGTCTTGAATCTTAGGAAGCATCCTTTCAAAAGCTTCGTAAGAAAGCTCCCCTGTTGCTGGATCAGTAAAGGACTCTAATTCTTTTGCTAAAGACGCTTGCGCTAGATCAACACTTTCGTTAACGCTTTGTGCAAAAATAGGGTCTTTAGCTGCATTCGCTCTTTCAAGAGTTAATATTCCTGGGTCTTCTGTTTTAATAGCAACGGAGTTTTCAGGTAAAAGCTCTGACGCAGCGTTTTTTTCAAGAGCTATAGTAGCTTCTAAAGGACTCTCAGCTGCTTGCCGTGTAGTAAGACTAGCCTGCGCCATAGGTATCTCACCAAACTTCTTTGTAAAAGCGTCAGCGGCTATTCCCGCAGCTTGTCTAGGTGCTTGTACAATAGACTGACCGATACCAGCAGCTAGCTCAAAAGGAAGCTGTAATACATCTACACCTAATACTTTAACATTCTGAGCTTTACCAACTTCCCCGCCAACAGCCGAAGCTATTCCTATACCTGCTTCGCCTGTTAAAGCAACAGCAGGTGTTATTCCCACGCTTCCTATATCACGTAACACGTTTTCTCTTATTCCTGCTACAGGTGTTGTAGGAGAGATTGGGCGAGCTTTTAAATACACAGAACCAGCAGAAGTAGTTGCAGTTGTAGCTCTTGTAAAACTTTGTCCAAATGAGCCTATTAATTTTTGAGCAGCTGATGACATACCAACACCTAGTGAAGCATAGAAAGCTCCTTTGTCTAAAATATCAGCATCTTCAGCATTAGGCACATATTGTAGATTGGTAAGTTGCGCTGGTCTGGGGTAAGAAGGGAACTCAAGTTCTCCAGTAGTGACTTTGTTATATAAACCTTCAGCTATACGTGGAATAGCTAATGTTAAATCCCAAGCTGATCCTAAAAAGGTAGCGTTTGCCGCGTTCATTACTTCCAACACTGGGTTGTAAATAGGCGTTAGTTTTCTTTTTAAGTCATCTACTATGTCTTGGCCTCCATTACCTGTAGAGCTTGCTTCTCCCTCCACAGGTAGCTGAGGAATAGACGCTATGCCTTCCTGTGCCTGTGCTGCTAACTGCGCTGACTGTTGCGCTATTGCTATCTGAGTTAGTTTTTCGTTGTTAGGTATTGCCATAGCAGTAGGCCAGGACGTTCCAGAACTAATAGGAACAGCGGTTTTAGGCCCAGTACCCATAGCAGTAGGCCAGCCTGTGTTAGTGTTTGTAGCCATTATTCATACACTCCGTCAACTATAATGCCTATTCTCGACATTTGAGCTAAGGCTTCTCTCATAGTGTCTCTGTCTGCTAAACCTTTAATCTTGGCCTCAGCGACTAGACCTTCAAGCTCTGGCCACAACATTGTCCTAGTGCCGCCGTTGTCTCCATCTATAACTAAAAAGCCTTTAGGAGAACCAGCAGGGGTTGCCCAGTATCTTGAGAGGTTTTCATTATCTTCTATAACAATAGCTCCTTCAAATGTTTGATCACCATATTTTTTCTGGCCTACGGTTAATCGAGGGACTTTATTTTCGTAGTCGGCCCATACACTGTCTGAAGGTTGTTCTACCTTAGTATCTAAATTGCTAATAGAAAAAGCAAATTGGTTTTTTTCAAGATCGCTTAAAGCTGAACTTTTTAACACTGTAGCGTATGTGTCGTTAAACTGATAAGGTTGTGACATACCTGCAATAACATTTTCTAAAAAGTATTTTCTTTCTGGGTCAGTAAAGCCTCTACCTTGTTGTTCAACAAAAGGCATTAACGCATCTCCAGCATACTTTTTCATTCTAGCTAAATTAGCAGTAGCTTCGTTAATATCAGGTGGCACAGTTAAACCAGTTACGCTGGCAAGCGACTGAATAGTACTCGCTAAAGAAGCAATTTGTTCTGCTGGTTTTCCCATCGGTGTTCCCTTAGCAACTAAACCTGCAATACCGTTAGCAACTTGTAGGTTTTGAGTAGCAGGTGCAACAAGTTGTTGAGTTGCTTTATACATATCTCCTTGACTCTCAAGCCTAGCTGCGTCTCTGTCCGCCTGCGCTTGAGCAGCAGGGTTTGTAGCAAGGTTTATTCCTGCACCTGGGATAGTTTTAGAAACTCCAAAACCCGTACCAAGCGTAATAGATTTTCCAGCTTGATCAACTAACGAACCGTCTTCCTTTTGTATTGCTATGCCTACTACTTTTCTATCTGCGCCTTTAACAATATTAACCACTTCGCCTGTAGGCTTAAGAGCTTCTAAACCTGCTTCTATAGCCCCAGGAACTTGATTAAGTATTGGTTCGTATAGGTTAGGGTTTATTGGCTTAACTTTTAAGGCTAGTTGCTTAGCCTGTTCAGCCTTTAATGCTTGCTCTTTCAACTGCTGAACCTGCGCCGCAGTCTGTGCAGCCCCTGCTGGGTTACCTTGCATCTGCTGTACTTGAGCCAGTTTAGTTAAATCAAGTATCTGCTGCTGAGTTGTTTTAGCTGCACCTGCTTTATCTGTAGGGCTGTTTAGCTCAAACATAGCACCCTGTATCTTTTCCTGCGGAGAAGGCTCACCACCACGTAACAGTCCACCTAGACCTTGCTGTAGACCTCTGCCTCTAGCTGCCATAAACTCGCCATAGAAGTTAGGAGAGCCAGGCACAGCTTGCTGTACAGGCTGCTGTGTGCTGCTAATGCCTGTTAGTAATCCTGCAATATCTTGTCTAGCCATTTCCTTAACCTCCTCCTAAATTAAACAGCGAACTAAACAATCCTGCTGCTTCGCCTAAATCAATTTGTAACTTACCAGCCTGTAACTGTTCAGCGTATGTAGGCTGTTGACCCAGTAGACCACCAAGTAGCTGTTGCTGTTGAGCAAGACGTAGTTGATTAGCTAAGTTCTCGTAGTTCAAGCCAGTCTCTAAACCAACTCTACCTACCTGAGACTGTAGCTCAGCACCAGTTCTACGTCCAATGTCAGCAAAGCCAGCAGGTATTTGACTGGTTTGTAGAAGATTAAGAGCTTCTCTCTGTGGCTGATAACCAGAACTTAGTAGTCCTGTAGCGCCTGCTAGAGCTTGTTGCTGCTCTGCTAGTGCCTGAGTCCTAGCGCCTAAACTAGCTCGTCCCATAGCTTCCTGACGCGCAGTCTCTTGTGCCAGTAGCTCAGGAGAAGAACCACCGTAAGCAGCAGAGCCTAAGCCTAGACGACCTTGTGACAGCATACGCTCTTCTAGTGCTAGACGCTGACGCTCTTCTTCAGGACGCTGTGTAGCCCTTATTTGCTCGAATATAGCCGCTTGCTGCGCTGCTGGGTCTTGACCTACCTGTCCAAATAAACCCGCTGCTTGGCCCTGTAGCTGCGCCTGTAGAGCCTGTTGCTCTGGAGATAGGTTTATACCAAACCCGCCTTCAGGAGTAGTAGCTATGTTAGCTAGACCACTTGTAACAGTGTAAGGCTTAAACTCTGCACCTGCGCGGCCTTGTTCTGCTAAAGCTGTTGATCTTTCTTGAGCTTCACGACCTAGTGCTTGTACATCTCCTATGGCTTCTCTGCCTAAGAAGTATTCACCGCCTGTGCGTAGTGCCTGGTTAACAGCAGGATTATTTAAAAAGCCAGAAACATTGTCAAAAAGACTTCCTAAGTCAAAGCCTGCTGCTTGATCACTTGTTACTCCACCACCCATCATACTCATTAGTAAGACCCTCCAGTAATTGTGTCAGCCGTTAGTGTGCCTGTCACGTTTACGGTAGCGGCTGTTACAGTACCAGTAAATGTAGGATCAGCAGAGTTAGCTTTAGTAGCACTTGCTGTCGCTATGTTGTTAAACTCAGTGTCGATCTCTGTACCTCTCACAATCTTCGCAGCATTGCCTGAAGGGAGAGAATCCTTTGTAGCAAAGTTAGTTGTCTTAGTGTAATTAGACATTTAGATAAGTCTCCCTAGTAGAGCGTGTATGTCGATTTTTTGAATTGAGAAAGCAGCACCATTGACTTCTGCTTCTATACCAATGGTTACTACCTCACCACTGCCGCTGGTGTTAACCTTTGGAGTGTTGATGAGGATAGAAGAGGTGTACTCGCCTGTGGTGTCGTACTCAGATATACCATACTCAGCAATGTTGCTAGAAGCAAATGTAAAAGCTTGCTTAGTGTAACTAGCTGTGTAGTCATAGCCCCAGTTAAGTGTAGTAGGTGTGTTCTGACCACCAATAATAGTCAAGTTAAACTTCTTCAGGAACTTCAGGTTAGATGTGTTACCAAAGTCCATAGGGTTACTGAAGTATCGCATCTCGTACTTGTTAGTACCATCCATATAGCCTTTGTACTCAACAACGCCTGAAGAGATGCCTATGTATATAGTACCGCCTTCTAGTACAGCAAAGGACAGAGGATACATACCAGACCACGTAGTAGCCCTGTGTGAACCATCCTCTAACGCTCTACGCATGTCAAAACAGTACACAGTGTTGCTGTCAGGTAGTGTTAACAGGTAGAAGGCTTCTTCAGAGCTGTACAGTGACTTGATAGGATTAGTCTGTAAAGGAATCAAAGACAACAAGTCTGTGCGTACATTCTTGCTGATGTCACGCATAGGCATGGACTTCTCTTGTATAGTCCTGCCAAAGCTACGCACACCTGTCTCAGACAAGAAGATGATGTCAGTGCCTGTGTGCTGTACTGAGTCACGAGCTATGCAACCAACGCCTTCTATGGTGTCTGTAAGCGTCATAGTAGCCGGTGAAGAGGCTCCTGAGTACACCAGTATAGACTTCTTGCCAA